TCGATATCGAGGCCCCACAGCTCTTCCAACCGCTACTTGAAGACAGGCTTCTTGGCTACGTTCTTGTTGAGAAGGTCGTTGAGAACGTAGCCAAGAACAACGACCTTCTCAACAGAAGCCACCTGGGCCGGTTGCTCGAAGAGCTTACGTTCGCTGATGATCCTCCGAAGAGACGAGGCTGAGCTGGAAAATCGCACAGGAGCACCACCAGAAGCAGCGACACGCTTCTCAAGCTCATTGATGAACGACATAGGCGTAGCAGCGACATCTTCGCCAAACTCTTCCTTGATGCGCTGGACCGCCAGTGCATTCCACTCAGGGTCAGGACTCCATTCACTACCGGGCCGACCGATAAGATTGATGTCATCCCAAGTCAGATCATCTGGAGCCTTCGTGAGAACGTCTGGAACATCAGCTTGTGGAGCTTCCGAAGGAGACGCGGGCGGCGAAGGCTGCTCGGATTCCTCATGCAGATGCTGCGGCCCGACCTGAAGCACCTTGCCCTCCCACGGCCGGCAAAGCGGACACTCCCTGGGAGCATCGGACACGATCACCAGGTTGTAGCCATTGGCGAGCAGGCGGTCGATGTGGCCTTGCACTGCAGCGCGTCCGGTAGCGGAGCGCATGGCCATCTCAGTGTAAGCCTCCATCGACCAGCCCCGACCACGCTTGTCGACGAACCCTGTGATGCCCTCGGCGGCAAACTGGTCGAGGCTCTTCTGCACGCCCTCCTGAAGGGTGTCAGCCCCGAGCAGCACGAAAGAAGCATTCTCGCTGATGATCCTCCTGTAGGCATCATCAACAGACCTAAGGATTCCAGTGTGAGTGGCCTCGAGGTTACCAAGCGTCTCCTTGGTCAGAAGCTCGACTCCGCGTAGACCGGACAACGGCTCAAGAACATCCTTGCCCAGGTCGGCCACAGCAGCAAGGCCACCCATCTTGTACGCCTTGGTCAGCGCACTCTCGACACCCTTGGAACTCTCTTTGCGCAGGTCAGCGAGAAGCTGCGTGGTCTGCTTGCGATAGGCAGTGAGCTGAGAGAGCTTGCGTTCCATCCAGTCAGGGTTGTCGATGCCAGCCGCGAGGTTACGCGACATCTGCTTGAGGATGGACTGCTCGGCCTTGCGGTACTGCTTGACGACATCATAGGCCAGCTTCTCGGAGATAGCCGGAGAGACTGGCATCAGTCGTCAAGACAAGGCAGCCTACAGAGAGCCGGCACCTCAATCATCGGTTCTCCTTGGCGGCACCAACAGGAACCATGTGTCGAAAGTCTCCATGCACTGCGGCATCGCCTCCCAGAACTCAGCGACGACATCGGGAGGCGCCGGAGTGACTACCAGTGGATAGGAGAGATCGAAGCGCTCCATCTACTCCACGACCGAAGGCGTCAGTTCCTCATCGACAGGAATGGGCTCAGACACAGTAGTGCCGAAAGAGTCACTGGGCAGCGGGCCAAGATCAGGCACAGCCATGCCGGACTCCGCGAGGATGGCATCGGCCTCTCTCTTGATCTCCTTCTTGCTCCAGTCGGAGTGCAGCATCTTGATCTTCTCTTCAGTCGAGATTGCCTTAGCCTGCGTGAGCTTGTTGATGGTGTCGGCGATCTCGTTCACGTCAGGCTTCTCATCATCCTGCCAGACGCACTTGATCTCCTGCTCAACATCAAGACCACCATCGCCGAAGACATTGTAGAGCTTGCGAGCCATAATCATCACGTCCTCCCAGCTATTGCCGAAGACAACCTGACGGTCCTGTGCTTTGGCGATAAGGCCGCTACGCTGCTCCTTGAGCGTGCCTTCCGCAGCCACTTCACCAGACACCTGGAAGAAGGACAGCGGCGTACGCGTGATCTTGGCGATATCGCTGATGAGCGAATCCTTCAAGGCAATGAGACCGGAAAGGTCAGCAGCAGAGAGCTGGCCGATCCTCACGTTGGCATCGGTGTGGAAGAGCCATGAGCCGGGCGCCACCTTGATTCCGGCAGGATTACCTCCGGTCATGGTGTACATCGTGAAGCCGGTCGTGTCAGCGGCGGCAAGCAAGTCAACAAACGCCTTGTTGACCCCGTTCTGCACCGGGATCACGTCCTCAAGCTCAGACTCGCCATAGGAGTAGCCCTGGTCCTTGTTGCGGAAGTGGATGACCGGGATGCCAAGCGGAGCCTGCGTCTGTGGGTCCAACCACGGAATCGGCCACGGAAGCTCTACGCCTTCATCATCGACTTCGATGTACGGCTGCCAGGTACTGCCGCTCGCCATGTCGGTGTACTTCTCGATGCGGTCAGGATAGTAGAGGTTGGTGCGCCGCGTCTTGACATTGGTGCCGCTGGTGATGGTCCACCTCTTGATGGCCACCTCGGGGAGCATCCGATACTCGTCTGAGTAGACGATATGCAGTCCTTGGTCACCGTCGTAGGCATTCTCCTGAGTGAACCGTGGCCGGCCCAGCTTGTTGTCCCACTCGACAAGGACGTAGGTATCACCATCACGGATAGCAGAAAGATGCACCACAGCCTGCTGGGCATCCATGCGGTTCTTCGCCCACCACTGCATCAGAAGCTCATCCTGGCCCTCGCACTCGAAGGTAGCGACCTTGAGCTTCTCCGCAAGGGAATCAACGACGATAGGACAAGCATTGAGCGAGAAGTCCTGCCCGGTCCGCAGCTCAAGGAACTGCCTCATGCGCTGGGTAAGCTGTGTCTGATGCTCGCCCTCGTAGTAGTCGCGGAACATGGCGTACTTCTGGGACCGCTGCAGCTCCTGGTTCTCAAGCCAGGAGAGGTAGGACAACTGCACGAGGTCCATGCCCGTCACAGGCGGCTCAGCAGCCTCGACGGCAGGGGTCTTCGACGGAACGAAGCGGCTCAGGAAGCTCTCAGTGGCCATCACATCTCCTCAGTTCGGTGTGGCCATCCCGGCCTAGCTACGTGCCATCTCGGCATTAGAACGGTTCTTCCAGCCTGCTCGACCTTACTACGCAGACCGTCATGCCCAGAGTAGACCATCTTCGCAGCCTTGAGGTCAGCAAGTTGCTGCGGAGTCGGAGGCAGGTCTGGGCCACCATCGCCTCCGTCGAGGATGTTGGTCAGCCTTCCATGCGTCTTGGCGCGATAGTACGCGATCCAGAACCGTTCGCGCTCCTGCCATTCAGAACAATCACACTTTTCGAGGATGCGCAGCTCGGGCATCCGGCCACGGCGCAGAACGCTCCGTATCCAACCATCCTTGTGCTTGTTCGAGCCGTCGAGTGCACAGTGGTCATTGAAGCGAAGGGTCGGCCAGTTGCTCTTCCCCACATAGCGGACCTCGTGAGTGAAGGGGTCCACAAGAGCATAGATGCTGGTCGTCCTACGCATACTTCAATGACCCCGCATACCCTTCAGGCTTGGCCAGCTTGGCGAACGCTCCAGAAGTCGCATCGACCTGATCGTCATGTGGGCCATCAGGGAACGACACGAACTCGTTGACATACTCGGCGTTCCAAGCGCCATTGACAAGCACCACGTTGCCGGCCTCACACTGCGCCGCGAACGGATTGGAGCGAACCACCTTGCTCCCTGTGGGCATCTCCTTGCGCACATCGTAACCCGCAAGCATGGCGATGGTACGTTCTGCAGACTCAGCACCGCCTGAGCCGCCTTCCTGCTCCAACCAGACAGTGTAGTCACCACAGACAGCAGCATCCCACTCAGTCGTCTGCTTGATGACCAGCTCACGCTGCAAGGCCGACCACTGCCCACGCACAACGTCGATGACGTAGAACATGTTGCCGCTGCGGCCCATGAGCACGCCGACGCTCCAGTCGCCAGCATCCTTGGTACCGGCCTTGTCCCAGTAGCGAACGAACTTGGTGATGTTCGCCGGGCGCTCCTGCACGGTCTGCGTGAACCAGGAACGCTTGAAGCGCCCACCTTCGGGAAGCACGTCCCAGTCGCCTTCAAGGAGCTGTGCCCTCGTCACCGCATCCAGCTTCTCCAGCGAGGCGATGTACTCCTCAGTATCAAGATACGGATTGTCCCAGAGCTTGGCCGGGACGAAGGCACGGTTGGGATCGTTGTGCGGCATGATGAAGCGCTTCTTCACCCAGTCATGCCCTTCACCACCAGGGTTAGTAGCGGAACGCATCCTGATCGGCACAGCAGAATCCTCAAGACGCCGCAGACGACTGAACAGGTAGCGGTAAGCACTCTCCTTGAACTGCGTCAGCTCATCGAAAGCGACGTACTGGAACTCGGCGCTCTGGTAACGATACATGTCCGAGTCCTTGTAGATGTAGCCAAAGGTCATGGTCGCACCACTGGGAAAAGTGAACCGCTTGTCATTGCTGTTCCACTTTACTCCAGTGCCACGCAACCAAGTGAAGGCACGATCCATCAGAGCACCTGGAAGCGCAAGGTCGCCGTAAGAACGCCGGAAAAGAATCGCCGCATAGCCCGGCACGTTGACGTACTGAAGGGCGGCCATGAGCAGCGCATCAGTGTTGTGAGTCGGGACCATCGCCTTTCCGGCAAGGTACAGACCACCTTCCACCTGGATGCAGCGCATCGGCTTCGGCGTGATTGGAACAGCCTCCGTGATGTAACGGAACTTCGTCGTGCGCCTACGTATCATGCGTTGCCGTACGGCCTTACGTGGAAGACGGAACACGGGAAGGTCAGCGGTCCACTTGACACGATACTTCGGACCACAGTCACGCCCCGCGATGGTCGCCCGTCCTTCTCGACAAACAGCCTTCCATCCAAGGCTTACGGCAAGCTCCGCGACTGCATCGGCAAGACACCGATTCGTGCTCGTGAACTCCACAGCGCCTGACGCACAGGCATTCCCATCCGTATCCATCAGTCCTTGCAGCAAGGCGAGTCGCTGACGTACCGACCCGCGCAAATAGGCAGGCGGAACGTGTTTGTCCCCAAGCACGCCAATCCGTCGCAAGATAGGACTCAGACCATACGTACCATAGTCATACTTCCCACTGCGCTTGTGAGAAGAGAAGACACCGAACGCCTCGACGATCTCAGGGTCGGCAGTCGTGAACGCACCAGAGGCCGAAGTCCCATCACCGAGCCACACGCCTAGCAGATACGGGTCAAGCGGAAACGTAGCATCGGGGAGGTCCAACGCACCGGCAACCGGGATCGCATGGTTACAGCGACCCTTTGCAGTGCGCAGCGTTGCCACGATCTCCCGAGTCGTACGCACAGTACCTGACGGAGCCGACTTGCATGGCGTCGAGTTCGCACGGTTCCGCGCAGATATGGTTGCAGTGAACGTGGGCGACTTCGCTCCAGAGGCATTACTCTCCCGAGACTCGCGTCGCCGTTCCCGCCATGCTGGATCACGCCTGGTGAGCGCAGCAAGCTCCCGAGCATCATAGGTCAGCCACTTGTGATCGACACACGCCTCAAGAGTCGTCCCATCATCGAATGTGAGCCGATACGCCTCAGGCTTCGGGATGACGTTGAAGACGCCAGTCACAGTCACTTGCTCGCCGGAGAGACCGAACAACACATCGCCAACCCGAACGGCGCCCATCGTCGTCCATCCATCTGGCGTCGCAAGCGGAGTATCAAGACTCAGGGCCTTTCCGCCACCGGCCGCCCCTCCGTACAGAGCTTCGAGGCAGTTCAGGTCAAGGAACGCTCTCTGCCTCGGCGTCGGGCGGTGTGGACTCCATGGGTACTGCCGATGATGCTGCTCGGCGAGTAATGCTTGAAGCCTCATCGAGGATAGCCGCCTTGAGCTCTTCGTCTGAGAGCTTCGAGTAGTCATACTCATAATGGACGGCTCCACCTCCAGGGCCGCTGATCTCCTGCCGCTCCACCCAGCCACGGTGCTTGCCTTGCGTCTTGAGCCAGAAGATCATCGCCGTGATGTTGCGGTTGAGAACCTCCGCGTAGAGCGCCGACTCCACATTGTCCAGCATCTCCTCGCGGGAGTCTGTCATCGCTTCGACCAGAACCGGGTCGTCCTTCATGCGATTGTAGACAGTGCCGCGACTGACACCAAGAGAACGCGCCACTGCTGCAACGTTGCCGTTCCACTTACGGACCGCTGCTGCCAGAGCTTCGCTGGAGATGTTCTTCCGTGCGGAGGACTTGCGTGCCATCTCGGCACCTCCCTTTTTCATCGGCAAGGTGTTCAACACAAGCTCGCCGACTCAACGATAGTTGCCTCCACGAAAGACCATCTTGTAGCCCATCGTGGCTCTTCACTGTCATTAGTAGCATTCCTGGCGGTCTACTTGGCAACTGGCTCCTCCTCAAGCGGAGTCGGTTCCGGGATGTCAGCCATCTCGGCAGCCATGTCTTCGACCGTCATACTACGCGCCTTCCGCTGCCCTTCAACAGTCGTGTCGATCCCAGCAGCTTCTGCGGCCTCCTCATCGAGGCCCGCCTGCACCTGGTTCCACGTCACCCACGCCTTGTTGTAGTCATGGTCCTTGAAGAGCTTGCTGAAGCCGGTGATGTGCTGCAGGCGCAGAAGCTCCTCGGGCTCCAGGCCCAGCTCGTTGCAGACCTCAGCTTCGGTCATGCCCTCTCCGAGCATCTTGAAGATGAGGTTCGCCATACCGGCCACGGAGTGCTTGCCACGCGCCCGGTTGTGACGCACCGTGCTCGCCATGCGCTCCGCCATCGTCTTGTCGAGGACGACACAGGGCAGCCGACCGTGGCAGCGCTCATTGATGTGCTCGACGTGCGTCATCACGGCATAGCGATGGAAGCCATCGACAACGACATACTTGTCGATTTCTGGGTCGTAGATGGTGACTACCGGCTGCGTGTAGCCGTCATGGTCGATGGACTTCGCCAGCAGGCCCATCTCGATGTGCGCCACCGCATTCGGATTGTAATCATTCGGTTGGACCTTCTCCTTGGGAATCCACTGCACATAGTCGACCGGCTCAGTGACATTAGGAGAGAGGTCATGTAGCAGGCCCCGCACCGCATTCAGAAACTCGAACTTGTCCTCCGCCGCCTCGTACTCTTGGGACAGCTCACGCCACAGAGGAGTCTCTTTCAGGTCACGCATCCTTCACCTTCTTCCTCCCGTACTTCTTCCTGCCGCGTGCCCCGTGGCCCTTGGCAGCAGCCGAGTGCGCCGCACCGAAGGTGCCGAGCTTCGTGCCGTGGTAGTCATTCACGAGAATAGCGTCGATCTCGGTCTGCACCAGCAGGTCGAAGACCTTCTCATCATGCTGGTACTTGGCGTCCCAGCGCGCGAAGTCAGCCTTGAACGTGCGCCGGTTGTCCTCATCGATGATGAGATTGTCGAGAAGGTGGTCACGGTACTCGACCCAGCTACGGAACATGAAGGGCAGCTTGGTCGGCTTCATGCCGGCTTCACCAAGGATGTTGAAGGTGTTGGCGCCGGAGAGTCGCTTGGTCAACTTCTCATGCGTCTCAGGTTCCATCTCCTGCATGATGTAGAGGCTCGTCACAGCCTGCTCATGATGCAGATTGCTGATCCTCATGCGCATCGGACTGATGCCGTACTGGTAGTAGCGGTCGTACATCTCATTGTAAGACCAGCCGTTGGAGAAGATCGCCTTCCAGATGTCCGAGTACGTCCAGTCGTAAAGAGGGTAGAAGATGTAGTACCCACGCGGGTCAGGCGACTGGTAGCCCCAGGTCGCGCCCTTGTAGGTGTTGTGAATGGTGAGGCCCTTGCGCCGGCCCGGTGACTCCTCGGCCCGCACTCCAGCGATCTGCGCAAGATGCCCTTTCGGCCATGTGTAGCGCACGAAGCCATCGAAGAGCGCACTGAAGCGGTCCTCACCGAAGATGTTGTCGTGGTAGGAGTTGGGCTCCTTCTCGCGCATCCAGTCGGCCTCACGCGCCGGGTCCCAAGCATGGAGCCACGGGTCCCAAGGGCTGGTCGCATTGAACTCCCGGAACGGCACCTGCAGCCAATGCGGGCGCACACGAGGATCGTTCAGAAGCTCACGGCAGTGGCGCACAGTGGCATCCCACTCAGCCTCCTGGTCGATCCACATCACGTCAAGCGGCAGACGACCCTTCTCCTCGGCGACCATCATCGCCAGGTGGTAGACGACATCCGAGTCCTTGCCACCTGAGATGTTGACACAGATGTCATCGAACTCATCGAACAGCCAACGGAACCGCTTGAGCCCTTCTTCCCAGACATTGGTCGGAAGGTAGAGTCTGCTTGGGCCACTCATTTGACTGGGACACCTACCTCGACGGGCTGATGACCATGGTCGATAAGCATCGTGGCGACATTGGCGAGGCGACGAGCGGAAAGCTCCATGCCTGTCACCGGAACACCGAGCTCCATCCCAACCTCGAAGGTCATGCCAAGGCCAGCGCAGGGATCAAGGACACGCAGATGGTTCTTGGCGATGCCGAACTGGTTGAGCGCCCAGCGCACGACATCCTTGCCATGCATATCGGTAGGGCTACCGATGAACGCAGGCTTATGAGTGAAGTCACGGACACCAAACCAAAGCAGAGTCGGATTGCCAGGACCATAGAACGTGTTCCAGGCAGTGACCTTCTCGACACCGCAACGCTTCATGAACATGGTCAGGTTGTCAACCTCCTTGTACCCCATCTCGACGAAGAACACGCGAGCATCGGTCGAGGTGACAGCCTTACAGAAGGTATCAAGGAAGACCGGGAAGTGGACCTTGCCGCCCTTGAGCGCCTTAGTGCGGAAAGCGGTCGCATTGGCCGCATTCCACGGTGGGTCCGTGTAGATGGCATCGATGGGAGGGCTGACTTCAAGAAGAAGGGAAAGGTCTTTCGTCTCCAGGTCGCCCTGCATGAAGTAGTAGTCGTCAGCCTTATAGACCAGCCGCTCGACGATAGGGAAGCGTTCGTAGGCATCGCCATACGCAGTCCGATAGTCCATGCTCACCTTTCTGTCACACGCCGTAGAGACTCAACAGGAGCCAGGATGCACTGCCGAACCACAGCACGCAGCTCTTCATAGCGTTCAATGGTCTCATTGAGGACATCAATCATCTCGTCTATCTCTACCGGAACGCCAGCCGGCCCGATGACACACTGATCATCACTGTCCCAGTGGTACGGACGCCGCTTGTCAGACATCACTCCACCACCTCGGCTGCTTCATAGGTCTTCCAGAAGATGTCAGACTTCACAGGATAGAACTCGCCCTCGATGCCACAGACAACGAAGTCACCGATTTCGGCCCGCTCCAGACCTTCGCGAGTCATAATGTCAATGGCATAGTCACGCCTGTTGAACAAACCATCACACCACGAAGCAACATCAGCCACGTTGAGCCGCGTGACCTGGATAGCCGTGACGACGACAGGCTTCTTGCGGAACTTGGCGGGAAAGTTCACTCCACTGTCCCATCGACCACGATGTAATGATGCCACATCGTCTCCTCACCGGGAATCAAGCGCCGATACTTGCAGTGGTTCACGGTCACGCCGGTCTTCTCATAGGTCACGACGTTGTAGTCATCCTGGTAGAACATCAGCAGGTAGCGACCGCCTGGATTGAGCATCGTCGGGATGCGCTCGATCTCCTCGTCTGTGAGATACGAAGCCGTGCCGAACAGGGCCACGACAACATCGAAACGCTGGTTGCCTGAGTACGAGCGCAACGGACAACAAACGGTCTGACGGGAACGGTCGGGATGCTTGGCCTTGAGCCTGTCGAGCATCCCTCGCGATGGGTCGATACCGACATAGCGCTGCGGATCGAGGTAGTCAAGCAGGAGGCCAGTGCCACAGCCAACGTCAAGGACCGAGTTGCCATTGATGTCACCGAGCCACGACATGACCTCCTCGTTCTCGGCAAGAAAGACAGGGTCATCGGCCTCGAAGATGTCATCATAGACCTCAGCGATCTTGTCATACGGGTCTTCGCGCTCTATCCGCTTGCGATTGATGAGGATGGTCTTGTCGATCGGGTCACCCATGGTCCAGTAGAAGTGCTCGTTGATGTCGAACTGAATGTACGGCCTGCCGCGGAAGCGATACACATAGCCGTACTTGCGAATGAACTTCACGGCACGGACGAAGTTCTTGTCATGCTGCCAGAGCTTACGCAGAGTGTACTCGTGCGGGTTCTCTGGCATCGTCTTGGCAAAGATCCACTTCTGCTGGGCCAGATCGTAAGCGACAGCCTCCATCTGAGCGAACATCTCAAGTGCGCTCATTCAGCCCCACCCGCCTGCGGAACGTAGGAGAGTTCACGGTCTACGTAGAAGACCTCGCCGCAGTGCGGGCACATGACATGGATCAGACCGGGGATGTCATCCTCTTCCTCGCGCTCGATGACATCACCCATCGTGACCTCGCGCTCCTCAGGGAGCGTACCGAAGCTCTGAGCTGAATACTGCATCAGCTCGTTCTTCTCAGCGAGCTGACCAAGCATCCACTGCAGACCCTCGTTTCTGGTGTAGGTGCCGGCCAACAGGTCATCGAGCTTCTCAACATCAGTCTCGGCCATCGCAGCGATCGGGTCGAGACTGAGAAGCGCAAGCGCCTCCTTGTCCTCATCGAGCTCGATGTAGGCGACCGGGACTTCGGTGATACCGGCAGCGATGTACTCCTCGCAACGAGCATGACCATCGATGACATTGCCAGTCACGGAGTTCACGATGATGGGAGCGATGATATTGAGCTCATCGAGAGAACCGCGCAGAGCCTCGCGCTGGTCAGCTCCATGCCGACGATAGTTCTTGGGATTGGCGAGAAGCTGTTCAGGGTCGACCACATCGTAGCCGATAACCTTGTTCTCCCAATCACGCTTGATGATGCGAGGCCGAGGCTCATGGTCCTTCTTGGCCTGGTCTCTCGGAATGTACGCCTTGTCGATGAAGAAGGACTGACCACAGTTCGGACAGACTACCTCAGCAAGGTTGCGGGTCTGCTTGTAACCGGTGCTCAGCATCTCCTTCACGCGCTCGATCTGGTCATCAGTCACGTCGCGCAGCTCAATCTCAGGATCGAGCTTCGGCTTGAAGGAACGCTCCACGGAGTAAGTGCTGTTCTGGGCATCCTCGGCCAATCCAGAAAGCATCCGCTGAATGCCCTCGCTATCAGTGCGGACCTCATCCAGCAGCGCATTGAGCGCCTCAGCATCCTCATCAGCCATCGCCGCAATAGGGTCGAGGAAGAGGAGAGCAAGGGCTTCCTCTTCCTCAGTGAGTTCGACGTAGGCGACCGGTATCTCCCGCACGCCTCCGTTCAGATACTCCTCGACTCTGGCGTGCCCATCGACCAAGTGACCGGTCGTCTTATTGACAATGACGGGAGTGATGATGTTGAGAGAGTCGAGAGAATCTCGCAATGCTTCACGTTGAACGCCTGTGTGGCGTCGGTAGTTCTTCGGATTGGCGGTGATGGTCAGAGGATCGACGACCTCATAGCCAACGACCTTGTTCTTCCAGTCACGCCGACCAGTCATAGGCAATCGGCCCTCCTCATCCCTGTCCTGAAGGAATCAACCGACCAGTCCTGATGAGCCATCTCTCGATATCCTCACGCAGATACAGGTTCGGCTCACCCTTGCGACCGAGGCGCCACGGCAGAGGGAAGTCACCATGACGATGGGTCCACGTTCTGACAGTGGCCAGAGACGCCCCGGTAGCCTCCGCGATGTCGCTTACGGTAAAGACCTCTTCTGGCATGGCCGCTCGCTTCGCTGCTTGCTTGAGTTGTTCCACTGAATCTCCTCCTTTCAGTGGTCTATCATAACCTTGTTGCTCAAGGCGTCAACGTAAGCATCTTCTTGCTCCTTCCGAAAGCCTGGGCAGGACAGTCAGTCTGCTTCCAGGCGGTCCTCAAGCTGATCAACTCTCCACTTGAGGTAAAGCACCGCAGCCTTCGCTGTGACGACGGCTGGAGATCGACGGTCGAGCATGGGAAGAAGCTGGTCCCACTTCTCGACCGGATCAAGACTCCGCGCCGGAGCCTCTCGCGTGTACCCACCAAGCGGGCCATAGTGAGGATGCAAACCGAGCTTGCGAGCCGTCTTCGCGACGACATTTCGACTCACCCGACTGCCACGGACCCGACAGACATCGACGTAACGCACCATCCTGTCAGGGTCTTCATCAAGAAGAGTGAGGATCGCATCTCTGGTAGTCATCACTTCTCCGCCATGTCATCTAGGACTCGATACACACTGCCAGCGAGAGAATCAATGAAGCCCGCGACACGGTACACATCATCACCATTGACGACCCGCCGACTGATCTTCAGTTCGAGGTCGGCAATGGCATACTCCATCTCTTCCCCACCATCGTGCTTCTTGATGAGCTCGACAAGCTCCCAGAACATCCGCACAGTAGCCTGGGTGCCAGGCTCCTCAGGCAACACCACGCCTCCGCTCATCGTAGGCGACCCAACCAGACTGCCTAGGTTCCCTACGCTCTCCGAGAATGAACTGCACATCGACGACATCACCACTCCTAAGCTTGTCATAGTGACGGCTCACCCAGTTCCACGCCTCAATGAGCGTCCTGCTGGTCTGCCTGCGGCTCCAGGTATGCACGTAGGGTGCGCCGACGAAGCTGATCGCATAGTCGTTGGCCTCAGGACACATGACCGCGAAGTAGAGGCCGACATACTCCTCGCCCCATCCGGCCCGGTACATGAGCCAATCATCCTTGCCCTCATGGTCAGTGTGCGCACGACAGACAGCAGTGACCATGCAAGGCATCTGCGTCCCTTCATCACGCACCTCGAAGAGCTTGACCTCCGTTCCCTGCGCGGTCACCGCGACCTCCTCTCCAGGCGATGCTTCGGGTCGAGAGCATCGAGCATCTGCTCATAGCCACCCGGATTGAACATCGAAGCTACGACCACAGCATCACGCATCAGCTTGGTCACACCCATGCTCTCGTTCTTCTCATCGGCTACCTTCTGCGCCTCCTCGACGGTCTGGAAGTAGAGCATGGAGCCGGAATCATAGCCGCTGACATCGCTGTCAACGAGAACGACACGATACCCATCCCGCTCTTCCACGACGTAGAACGCCTTCATTCCTCGTCCTCCTCTGGAGGCTCGCAATTCTTGATGAGCGTCTGCACGAGATGGTCATAGTCGCCAGTCATGCACTCATGCAGGACACGTTCGATATCCTCGAACGACCATCCGGCCCGCTTAGCCTGCTTCTTCCACGCTGACATGAGCGAGAAGGCATTACCATTCAACTTGGTCAGATCGAGATACACCACTGGGTTGGAGCCGGGGAGGTCGGAAGCCTCCCCAGCGCTGTGGATGCGATGAGTCATGTCACGAAGCCTTCCGAACGCGGTCCCGCTTTGACTTGGGCTTGCTGATCTTTTCGACAGTGCTGGGCTGGCTAGACAACCGCGCAGTATGCTCGGCCTGTGCAGCCTGACGAGCGGCGAACAGCGTATCGAACTCACCCAGCTCATCGACTCCGGAGGCATCGTCCAACTCCAAGGTGACGACGTACTTGGAGACGACATCGACGATCTCGCCATCCTCGCCAGTGAACTCCTTGGACTTGAGCTCGATGTTGTAGAAGCCCTCAGCAGCTCGCGAACGATAGAGACCGCCAACAAGGCGGTTGAAGTGGAGCTTCTTGTAGGACTCAAGCCAAGCGACGGCCTTATCCTTGTCCAGAATCCTCCGCACCCACGGACGGTCGCCACCGAGGATGATGAGGCGCCACTCGGTGTAATCGCCATTGACGTAGGAATCGAGCTTGATGGAACGACCATCGCTGAGCTCGAACGTCTCGATAGTGGTGATGACGGGCTTGGGATGCGGAACGTGCTCGATCTCGACCGGCTGCGCCTTGAACCTGACGGAATCGGTCTTCACTTTGGACATCTGTGCCATGGTGCTCTCCTCCTGATAGGCAGCCCGAAGGCTACTGCCGACCACTTGGTCGAGGTCTGTGAGATCGGCTACCTCCTGCTCACTCAGGTCGCCCTCGGCGACGAACTCGATGTCACCATCAGTGACACCACCGAACATATTGATGAAGGCTACGGCCTCATGGACGTTGCGCGCTTTCACTCGGAACACCTTGCGACCATCGCGGGTCGGGGCGATGGCATGGAAATGGCGATAGATGTGACCTTCGACATAGCGATGTTCATGGCAGACGAAGCCATAAGCCGGGTCGAAGTTGATGCCATCACGGAAGTACCAGCCAGAAGGTGAGTCCAGCGTGCCACAGACAGCGCAAGTGGCAATGACCTCGCCACTCTCCAACTGTTCGACGCCGGCATTCCAGTCAGTCAAGTCATCCATGCTCGTCTCAAGCTGCCAGCTCATTCTTCCAGCTCCTCTTCGAGCCAGATGATCTCATCGCAGTGCTCATCCAGTTCATCCTGACTGGTGATGAGAGTGGCGTTCTTGCCAGCGACCAGCTCACGCCCGCCGACCTCCGCAGCACAGTAGTAGTTGATGTCGGCCAGCGCCTGCTCTGCGGACGCGGCTGTCCTAGCGGCATAGATATGGATGTCGTCGTAGACGAATGGGTGGCAGTCCCAGACATACACACGCTCAGTATCTGTCTCGACGTTCGTCATGACATTCCCCTCTCGTCCATCATCTGGTAGACAGTCTGAAGCTCACTGTCGGCCATCACATTGTGGTCGTTCACCGTCTCCAGGAAGTCCTGCATCAGCGGAAGGGCATTGCTGTTGATGTCATCGCCGCGCCCGTCCAGCACATCCTCCAACTGATCCTGGACGGCACTTCCCATCCGGTCCCACGCTCTGCAGATCTGGATGATGTCGTAGACCTCTGGAACCTTGACTTCAGGGACTGACTCAACATCGGGTGACATGCTAGCCTCCTCAGCCTCAGCAGCAGTCGGGTACTTCTCATCGGGACCGTACAGCGGACCACCACAGATGTCGCACAGAATGATCGTCTCATCGCCATCCGGGCGGCTCAGAGCTTCCTGCTCAAGAACGAGGAACATCTCTGTGGGGATGTCCACGCTCGCACCGCAGGTCGCGCACTGTTTCTTGATGCTAGCCATGACTGCCTCCTCCTTGGGCCGTCCTCAACCTTAGGGCAAGCATAGCACAGCTACGGCGCGAGCGCAAGCCAGAAGTGTATACAGGGTTGGCTACACCCAGCCCTACTTCAGCATCCTCTCCACACTGCTGTTGACGGCAGCCGACTTCGCGAGATACATGACGGTATCAGTGAGCCGAAAGTAGCCACCATGATTGAGCAAGTACTTGGCAAGAGCCAAGGCAGCAAGCCGGGTATCATCACAATCACCGTCACGCCGCACATCAGAAACGAGATTCCAGAACATCTCGCAGGTCTTAGCGGCCCGCTCGCTGGGAGCATCACCGAGGATCATCGCGAGTTCCCCAGATCACTATCGACCAGCGTGGCCTCATGCTCATCATTCGTCCTTCCAGGCGTGAGAGAACGTTCGACTGAAGTCTCCAGACGCCGACCGGGATGCTCTCCACACCAACCATGAACTGAATGCACCGGCACCAAGAACCCAGTGACCTGCCCAGGCCCGATAGGAACGACAGTCGGCGGATAGCGCCGGCACCATGTACTGGCAAGATTGTTGTCATCCCGCTCCATGAACGGGCAGGTGCCACAGAACGCTTCTTCACTCATCTCTTCTCCTCCAAAGCTGATTCACAAGCTTCCCATCCAGGCGCGAACAGACTGTCCTCCGCACCGATGAAGCCATTGCTCACGCGATTGCCGGGTCGATAGGTGATACTACCGAAGTTGATCTTGCTCTCATCATCGACATACTTACCGCTACTGACTTCCTTCGAGCCACAGTACGGCCAGAAGCCCAAGTCTTTGAGCAACACCACGACCTGCCTCTGCGTATAGGCCACGCGAAGCACTTCTGACTGACCTAGCGAGTCAAGCTGTCCACCGAACTGCAGGCCGACCTCACTGTCTTTGAAGCGAGTGAACCAGTCAGCACAACTGCTATGCAGCGTGATCCCATGCTTGTCAGCGATGTCACAGACACGATGCATGAAGTCAGAGAGCACCGCATAAGTCACCTTCTCAGGGCGAACGGAGAGATCAGCATCACGATGCTGGTCCTCAGGGATGCGATCGTTCCAGACCCAGCTCGAATACGCCTGATAGACGATGCCATGCCACGAACAGCCCTCCGACCAGCTCCAGAAGTGATGCCTGCCGACACAGTGCTTGAGCTCCTTGTCCAGTTGAGTCAACCCAACCCAATGGCAGATGGCTGCTGGCCCTTCACTCATCACTTCCATCTCACCAAGGAAGTCACTGATCCTTGTCACCAGTGCATCCCTTCTCAAGACGATTCTTGAGTCTGTCAAGCTGCCCTTGCGTCAAGTAGACAGTCACCATCTGACCTTCGCTACCAACAGTGGAAGCATCGAACACGTCCTTGACCATCACGGCCGAGAAGCTCACCTCATAGAGCATCCTCATGGTTTCTGCCTCTCGCACAGCTTGCAGACAGGCCGACCAAGAGCGAACGGTGCATTGATTGAGCGGTCGAAGCCACCACGCGGAGAACGGCCGCAGAGTGAGGTCCAGGTTTCCCTTCCAAACCGGTCGTAAGCCTCGATATGCATGACCCGACGCTTGTCACCGGTCCGCCAGATGTACCTCATGTCTCCTCCTTCATTCGTCAGAAGCGGCCTTGTCCGTCTGCCCTGGACTCGCTAGTCGCGTCCTCCTCTCCCACTCAGCTTCGATCTCCATGCACTCGAAGCTATGGCCATACCATCCATCAGGACCGGAGACGAGCCAACGACCATAGGCTTCAAGCACATCATCAGGCAGATCACGAAACACAGTGCCCACCCACTTCGCCATACCATTAGGCAAGCGGCGTCCCTTCTCTCGGGCAACACAGCCGACAGAACCACACACGATGATCCCAGGACCATCAGCAAGGATCATGCCATCACCTCCGTACTCTCGACCTGATCTCGCCATAGCTAAGAAGGCTATCGATCATCCAGTCATAGCCACAGAACCCAGCAGAACGGCGTCTCAGAACACGAGCCTCCGCTGCATCTACTTCACGCACAGTGACGCAGGCGACCCATCCATCGGACCAGCGGTAGTAGTGAGAGCCGACAAGAGCGCGTCCAGCCGCTACAGCCTTCTGTGACCTGCCGAGATTGCGCACCCGAACATGGAGACGATCCTCTCCACTCCAGTGTCCATCCCACGAGTTGCAGACCGGCATCGTCAGCGTGAACGCAAGAATCATGCTCATCTCGACTCACCTACAGGCCATACATCGTCAGCCTCTTGGCCAATACTCCTCTCGGCTGCTTGCTTGAAACGAGAGATACGCTCATTGGCCTCTGCTAGTTCAGCCTCAAGCTCAGCAATGCGGGCACAGGCGTCATCCCAGTTCTGAACAACCAGCTCGGGGTCGTTCTCACCCATCACGCCCTCCTCTTCCAGCGCGAAGGCGTGAAGTGACAGCTCTCAGCAGGAGCCTTTTCACCACTCCACAGTTCACACCCGTAAAGGCCATACAGGTGATACTCACAGCTCCCACAGACCTCAAGCTCCCTGGCCCGGGCCTCAGCCTGTTGCCACTTCTCAGTCAGGTCCGCGATGGCGGCATCGGCATACTCTCTTGGTACCGTCTTCGCCGTGACCATCGTTGCGTACTGCTCACTGAGAACCTCGTCAGCAATCCGCGTTGCTTTCTGGTACTCCAGCACCGATTCCGGTAGATCGTTCATGGGCGCAGACTGACGCTAGCGACGAGAAGGACCATCTGGCGATTCACAGATACAGAAAGAGTCGCCCTGCCCGTCACATGGATCAGCACACTCCTCTCCAATGCAGTCGTGCTTGTACCCCGGCATGCAATCGCAAAGGTACTCGGGGTCCATACCAACAGTCCCAAGACACGGAGCCAAGTCCGCAAGCTCGCAGCCACAGCGTTCCGGACTGAAGGCACCATCACATCCAGCGGAGATAATGCGCTGTCGCAAGTCAGCGACTGCCTTGTCCTCACGGCTGGTCATCTCACGACCTCCTGGTCCGTGTGCTCATGGCTGCCTCCGTTCAAAGCAGTCACCGCAGTAGCACACGGCACACCAATCGGCGCGAGGCTCGCGGAGCAACCGACACTCCTCACAGCTCACAGTCGGGGCAGCATCAAGCAGCGCAAGGCACAGGCTCAACGTTCGTCTATCAACCCATCCCGCACCCAATGGCTTGCCAGACTCCGCATTCAACGCCTCCCGCAGAGCCTTCCTACTGATGAGGTCATTCATGGCTGTCTCGGTTCAAAGCGATCACCGCAATAGCACACATAGCAGTGAGCATCCTCAGCACGAGTGTTGGCGAACCGACCATGCTTGCACTCCTCACAACACACAGTCTGAGCTGCCTCTATGTCCCTACCGTCAACGAACCATTTGTTGCCGTTGCAGTCCGGCTGCCAGCAGTGCGGCAGGGCATCGACATCCACGAGTCTCATCTCAGTAGGGATTGTCGAATGCCTGGACAAGCAGCAAGGCCATCAGCAGCACGATGAGCAGAAAGTCGAAGACAGGCTCGAACGTCCAAACCACGGCCCACCAATACTGCACCGTCTTGTTCTTGATCTTCATCGCCTTCTCCTCTCACGCTCGTACTTCTCCGCACAGTACAGACCACAGAACGGCAAGCCATCACGCCAGTAAATGAGCGTCGTGGTCTTCCACAACCGCCCACCACCGGTGGTAAGAAGGTGGCCGCACTGAGAGCAGAACTCATCACGATGTGGGCCATCGATCCAACCATTGAAACGAATGTCCATCACCACTCCGTACGCAAGAACGAGATACCATACTGGTCGAGCCTGATGAACTTCGCTCCCAGAGGAACGTAGAGCCTCGAAAGCACCGTCTTGTGTTCAGAACACCAGAGCTGCTTCCAAACATTCGCATGATTGAGCTGCTCATAAGAGCTGATGCCGAACCCGGACCACGGCGAGCAGAACCCGACATAGTGGAAGAACTCAGTCGCATCACGCTGCTGCAGCGGGTAGACCCAGAACTCCTTGAGCTTGCCTCGGAAGAACTTCGGACAGACCTCGAACTCGGCCAGACCGAGATTGCTGCCTCCGGGAGCATCATCCATCGCCTTGAACGGGATCACCGTCTCAGTCTTGATGAGCCGTTCCTGAAGCTCTGTCATTGATCCTCCTGTAAGCGATGGAGGGCGGAGCGAGCCGCAAGGCTCATCGGATGCGGTTGAGGACATCCACAAGGCGACGGTCATCGCCCCGCCACTCCATCTAGGGCCGGCGGACACTCCCCAGTGCAAACCGGCACATCTTGCTACCTCGTCAGGCTCTTGATCATCGGCACGAGCTTACGCTTCAGAGGCTCGTCGCGAAGAAGGGTACGTCCGAGGTAGGTGTCAGAAGAACGGTAGCCACGAATGTGATCCAGGTACTCGACACCGGCACAAAGCAGGCCATAACCGGTGTTGCGATGAACCGGCGAAATGGTGTCACTCTGGAAGATCATCGACATCTGCTCACGAGCCTCGAGGATATTGTCGAGCACGCGGTCAGAGATGACACCCGAAGGCGGAGCAGGGATGAAGTCCTGCACGAACTTCTCACGCATGGCATCCGTGACCGTAATGTCCGCAAGCTCATTGGCAAGCTCGACGAACGCGGTAGTCTCAGCCCGCGCTCCAGCGATTACCTGCTTGGCTTGCTCAACGCGCTCCAACACGTTCTTCGTATGCCGGAAGACGAAGTTGCGGCCTGCCCGCTTCGCCTGCGCCTCTCCTGCTGAGATCGTGTTCCAGCAGACCGGACGGACGCTCGTCCTACGGGCCTGCAGCGAACCACTCCCATCATGCGTCCAGAGGACGACGACGTAGGGATAGATGAGCGAGTAATCGCCCTTCACCCTCTGCGGCTCATCGACTCGCGCCGAGAGGTAGCAGACTGCTCCATCCTTGACGGTGCCACCCGTTCCATCATCGAGGCGAGCGCCTTCACTGAGCGCCTCGAAAAGCTCATGGCCGACGACGTTCTGAACGACCTCATAGGTGTCTCTGGCGACATGTAGCACATGCTGGTTGTCAGAGCGCACGAGCATCTTCCAACCATCGACAGACTCGTACTCCTTCTGACCGACCTCTCTGTACAGCGGTTCCTCCTCGACGATGAACCCATGACCAGCAGCGACGATGCGCTCAGTGCGTGTCTCCGGAGCCATGTCGAGCAAGATCACGTTGGTACCGAGGCCCATATGCCAAGGAGCCTCCCGCACCGAATACATCCTGTCATTGACCGTCATCCCGTGTCCCATGTGAACTCTCCTCCTGTTGTTGTGCCATCTTCTCTAGCACGCTTGCCACGCGCTCCGACAGGTCTTTCCCATGCTGCGATACATCTTCCTTCGTCATAAGAAGGATTGAAGGATCTCAGCATCGATATCATCAGGGGAAACACTGCCCTTGATGACACCATTCCCGGCCTCGATGGTCACCTGCGGCTTCCACGATGCACCAGACTCTACAGCCGTTTCAGGGAGAACCGACTGCTCTTCCTTCTTGCGCCGCGTGTAGCTGTACTTTGGCTTGGACCGCTTGCGCCACTCGACGCACTCGGGACGCCCACAGATACGCTGCGTGCCAGTACGCGGCTTGAAGGGACGCCTACAGTCAGGGTTCTCACAGGTCTTCATGTTCGCTGACTTCGGCGCCTCGATAGCTTCAGCCACTGGGCCGGTAGTCGAGGTAAGCATGAAGATGAGCTGCTGGATGTCAGTGGCAAGAAGTTCTATATCCTCGCCCGTGAACTCCAGCCGTCTGCCTCCGTACTCGTTCTCACTCTCCAACATCAACTCGACCTTGTACTTCATGTCTCTCCTCCTTGCCTGGCGATGCCGAACTCCTCAGTCGTTCATACAACGACGGAGATCGAAGTCGAACGGCTCATCCTGCGACGTGTCGTACTTGTCATCGAAGAAATCGCACGAGTATTCCTCTTCACCGATGGTCTGCTCGAACAGCGGACTGGTCTTGTTGCAACACATCCCATCATCATAGAAGGAACAGTCCTTGCAGAACCTCTCATCCTTGAACTGGTCCTCTCCCCAATGACCGGTAATCCAGTTGTCGAGGTCCGCACTCATGTCACGTCCATCTGCGTTCGGATACCAACCCATCACGCAACCTCCTCTCCGTAACTCATCATCGACTCTCATTCGAGTAGGGATTGAAAAGCGTTCCCATCCTGTCACC